ATCCCATGGGACGGTAGAACGTTTGTTCGTGAGGCTTGGCTACTCAAGCAGAATCCAAGATTACTTGAGGTTCGCTGTCCAACCGGAAAGGGCGGAGGGATTGACAACACTTGCCCAAGGAAAACCAAGAAAAACGAAATTATCAAAGGAATTCGGGTCGAAGGTGGCGAACTCCGACTAGATCCTGTAACCGATGACGAAATAGCTCAACGCGCCGGAAGTTTGGCTAGGTCCCTGACTGCATTTAGCGACATTTCGACGCAAAAAGTTATCATAAGAAAAGACGGAAAGAACTCTGCGGTGAAAATGAGTCGCATGTCGGGAGCGGATCTTTTCGTTGATAAAAATGGAGATTTTTATGAGGTTGATACGGCAAAAACATCTCCAGAAAAAACCTATGCGAATCGATTAGATTCTGATGCAAAATCTAAGGTGTTTGACAAGGTAAAAAACGATTCCATGGATTTAGCAAGATCGATCCTAAGCAAGCAGATTCGATTCGATAAGCCTTCGCACGATTTTGCCACTGAGCTTAAATCGATGGGGCTAGATCCTAGGCTAGTTGTTCCGACCGATTCGAATTCGCGATACGTCTATGTCCAGATTCCAGGGCAGGCCAAAGAGTACAAAGTGCGATTTGCTGACCATAGGCAACCTACGTTTTTCGGCGTAAAGGGCATGCGTCCAGTCGGAGGGTTCGATACCGAGCGAGGCGTAAGGCATGATGCTGCGGATATCAGTCTTGATCCGGAAACGAATCTGACGGCATCAGACGCACTCAAGGCGATCAAGGAACGTATGCCCAAGAAAGAATCGATCAACGAATCCCTACCCCTATCAGGCCGTCAAAAAGCCCTACTAGAACTCTGGAAGGATTACCCCTAATGCCTGAGTTCAAGGAACGGCTGAGCTACGAGGAACGCATCGCAAAGGCCATGCGGGACGTATTCGATGAGGCCTTAAAGGTGGCTGACCTGGGCATCGGTGCGATCAACAAGGCAATCAGGCAAGCCTTAAATAAATACGTTGGGCCGATCGTTGAGGAAATCCATCGGCGTGTACTGGTGCTCATGCTGATTTTCTTTGGGGATGATGACGGGGCTCGAACCGTCTTTGGCGATGCGATCGACCAGCAAGGGCCGCTATATCGCGACCTCGATCTCAGGGCACGGCAAAGGGCATCGGAGCAAGTACGAATCCTCGGGCGGCAAATGTCAGACACGAACCGAGCCTGGTGGGATGAAATGCCCGATGATTCTACCCCTGAGGATTGGGCATCCGAAAGGCTGCTGACGGACTCAAGAATCGAAAACGTTTCCATTACCGAGACGACTAACGCGGTGACAATCGCAGAACGGACGGTACTCGATGAGGCTGAGGAACTGGGTGTAAACGTCACGATGACATGGCATACCAAGCTGGACGAAAGAGTGTGCCCGGTATGCGGTCCATTGCACGGTAGAGGCCCTGAGAAGTGGTTTGAGGACTTCAGGCAAGGCCCCCCTGCCCACGTTCGATGCCGATGTTTCTTGCTGTACCATTTTAGGTGAGCAATCGGCGTTTATGATTTTCGCGTATGAAGTACCTACGCGAGTCACAAAAAGGTTTTGAGCGCATCGACGCGGAAGCTGGAATCATTCACGGCGTGAAGGTTCTGGGCCCCCGAAGTCGGAACGGTCGAATCTATGACGATGCGGCGATTAAAAATGCTGTGGCGTTTTATGAGGGGGTTGTAGTCAACCTCAACCATCAACGCGGCAAGCCAGGGGAAACCCAAGATCGACCAATTCAGGACCGCTGGGGAGTGCTGAAAAACGCACGATATCAAGAGGGTTCAATCTACGCGGATTTGCATTACATCAAGGCCCACCCCATGACGGCCCAACTTGTGGAAGCAGCCACAAGGTTCCCGGAAACGTTCGGACTGTCGCATGACGCGGCTGGTGATGAGCGTATCGTCGATGGAGAGCGCCGAGTAGTGGAAGTCTATGATGTTCGATCGGTGGACGTGGTCGCTGACCCTGCAACGAATGACGGACTATTTGAAAGCCATTCCAGGAAAACCAAGATGAAAAAGAAATTCAAGGCTATTGTCGAGTCCGTTCAAGTTGCGGAACTCAAAGAGTGCATGACCGAAGCTATGGCAATGTACCCAGAGATGGGTGATTCCGAAGTCGAAGTAGGCGACGACTCCGAGGATGACGGCGTGGGCTCCGCGTTCAAGTCTGCCATGCTTCGAGTGCTCGATGATGAAACCTTGGATACTGCCTCGAAGCTTGGCAAACTCAAGGCGATCATGCTTGCCAAAGACAAGGCCATGGAAGCCATGAAAGCGGCTACCGAGTCCTATTCGGCTGAGAAGAAAGCCATGGAAGCGGATAAGGCCAAGATGGAAGAATCCATCAAGAAGATCAGCGGTGAACTCGTCGAAGCCAAAGCGAAGCTTGACCGGGAGCACTGCAAGGCCCTGCTTGTCGAATCGAATGCGGAAGTCACCGAGGTTCGAATGAAGGCACTTTTGGCCCTGCAAGAATCTGACCGGACTGAGTTGGTCAAGACCTTCGGCAAGCCTGCCGGAACCCGTCCAGGTAAGTCGCCCTCGATCTTTCAAGAATCGACCGAAGCTGGCAGTTATCCTGCGGATTCCAAGGAATTTATGAATCGCTTGCGGTAGTCGCAGGTGGAAACGTTTCCAGTTTTTTAGACGGTTACTCAACCTAAGAAGAGGATAAAATGAAGGCTTTACTTGTACCTGATGCGGCGCTGAAATACTCTCGGACTCATGGATTCGTCGATCACTTCGATTGCCTGAATTCGGCTCGATGGACTTCGACTCTGACCGATAGCGGTACGGCTGCCGTTGGTGATGAAGTCAGCGGGGTTGTTACCCTGAGCCCCTCGGATGGAACGGTTGCCGATAACGACGAGGCGTACGTGGCTACCAAGGAAATCTACAAGATTGCTTCTAGTAAGCCGATCGAGTTTGGCGCGTTGGTTCAGTTCACCCAAGCTGCCACTAATGCGGCTAACGTGTTTGTTGGGCTCATGGATGCGGTTGCTGCTAACGCCTTGCAAGATAACGGCGGTGGTCCCAAGTCAAGCTTCAGCGGAGCGGGTTTCTTCTGCAAGGATGGGAACCTCAATTGGCACGCGATTTACTCGGACGGATCGACTCAAACGATTGCCGAGCTTACCGCGACCAACAGCCTCAACAAGCAAGCCAATGCTGGGGCTAGCGCTGCGTTTCAGTTGCTTGAAATCGATATCGTTCCCAAGACTTCGACGCTTGTCGATGTGATTTTCAAAATCAACGGTTCAACCGTCTACAAGATGCTTGACCGAACCTACGCCAACGCTACCGAAGTTTCGGCGGCTTTCGGTGTGAAGAATGGAACTGCTGCCCAGCAAACCCTCAAGGTCGATGCGGTAGCTTCTTTGCAGTCTGTGTAAGTCACTGCTTGTAGCGGTGGCGGCGGTTGTTTTTTACTTTCGGAATAGGAAATAGGATTATGCTTAGCGCAAAAACCCGTCGTCACCAAGAGCTACGGCGGATATACGAGTCGGCTGTCAAGGATCGAGCAGTCGCACGATTCATGGCGGATTTTCGCGAGTCGCTTGAACAGGACAGCAAAAACCTTGCTGATCGTTGGTCGCTTCGCGAATTGTTCGAACAGTTTGTTCCTGATGGGCGCGAGGCGGTAAACCTTTTGCGTCCTGGCTCGGAGGGTGGTTACCGCATCCAGGAATCGGCGGAACTTGTCGATACTTCGATGTTCGCCAATATCCTCGGGCAGGTCGTCTACAGTTCGACCCTCAACGGGTTCAACATGCCGGGACTGATCGGGGATCAACTTTGCGAAGTGATTCAAACTCAGTTCAGCGGCGAACGAATCCCAGGCGTCGGACGCGTCGGCGATGACCTTGATATTGTCAACGAGGGCCAACCGTACCCTAACGCAACGATGGGTGAAGAGTACGTTGATACTCCGGAAACGATCAAGCGGGGTTTGATCCTCAACGTGACCCGTGAAGCGATCTACTTTGACCGAACTGGAGTTCTGCTTTCCGAAGCTAACAAGCTTGGGGAACGCGTCGCTGTGAGTCGCGAAAAGCGGATCTTGAACATCGTCACAGGAATCATTACCAGCTATCGACGCAACGGAGCATCTGCGGTGGCTACCTATGACGCTACCAATACGGTTGGGACCAACGCCCTTGCTGACTGGACGTCGATTGACAAGGCTCAGCAAAAGTTCAACGGGATGACTGATCCGGTCACCGGCGAGCCTATCGCTATCGATGCGGTCCAGGTTTTGGTTCCGAAGGCTTTGCAGACGTTGGGACGACGCATTCAGAATGCGACGATGACCCGTCAGGCGAGTTCGAGCGGAAACAACCAGACCTACGTCAACGGAGCAAGCCTTGAAAACGCTTTTGAGCTTGTGACTGGTCAGTACGTTTCGTCGATTACAAGTTCCGATTCAACTTGGTTTGCTGGGGACTTCAAGAAGGCTTTCGTGTACATGGAAAATTGGCCTTTGCAAGTCACGCAGTCCTCGGAGGATTCTGAAGTCGGATTTACCCGCGATATCGTTCTTCGCCTCAAGGCCTCTGAGCGTGGTGCGGCTGGTGTTCGCGAACGCCTCTATGCGGTGAAGTGCACCTCGTAATTTGATTTATCAATGGATGTGGGGGAAACGGAGAAACCGCTTGTAGCAATACAGGCGGTTTTTTCTTTGATATACTCTGGGCGGTTGTTTGTAGTTTGTTTCCCTCGGAGGTTTGAAAATGGCTAAGGATCAGGACAGTATTGAGGCACGTTTAGCACGTTTGGAAGCGGCTGAAAAGGCGCTCAAAGATCGAGAATCAGAGTTAGACAAACGGGAAAAAGAACTTGCTAACGTAGCCGATTCTGGGGCTACCAGACCGGTCAGACCTTCGGAAATTGTTCACGTTGGCGATGGCTGGGAGTTCACGGTTTCATGTCGCAAAGCTGGCGTGAATCTACCGACTAAAAAAATTCAAGCAGCGGACGAAACTGAAGCGTTACGCTGGTACGTTGCGACTACTTCCGACCCTGATAAGCCTACCAAGCAGATCGACCCGTTGAAGTACCCTTTGCAAGCGGTTTGCACCGATCCGAAACGATTGGATAGGCAACGGGCAACGCTTCGCCTAGCTTCGATGCGGGCTAAGCTAGAGGGCGGCGGCAACATTACCGACCAAGAGTTTGAAGAGCTTCAAGCGGCTGACCTGGCGCGTGCTGGGTTACAGTGAGCAAGCCTAGCGTAAGATAGGCGTATCGGAGGGCACGATGAGTTTCTTAGACGACTTGCGAACAAGACGGGCAACGGTTGCGGCTCAATTGGCTGCGATGACCGTTACTTCTGTAGGTGGAAAGCCTAACGCGATAACTGCCGACGGCGGCACATCGGTTGATCATGTTGGCTATCGCAAGTCACTATTGGAAGAACTCAAGATGCTCGATGAGGCTATCTTGCGTGAGGCTCAGGTGCAATCGGCGTTAGACAATGATGGCGGAAGCTGGGAAATCGAATCGCAGGTGTACACGTGACGAAGCATAGCTGGATAGTTCTGATACTTTTTGCCCTGGTTCTAGGGTTCTTCGGTGGTCGGTTTGCTGGAAACGTTTCCAGTACTCTTCGGGCGTTGATCCCTGAAAAGACTGAGGAACCTTCAACGGACGATGAATTTGTTGCGCAGGTTCGCAAGCTCAGGGAAGCTTATGAAACGATGCTTCAGGAGCGCGAGGCATCAAAAGAAATCGGCAAGCAACCTACTAGGGAGGTGATTATGTTCACCTTCAAGGGTTGCCAGTGGTGCGATAAGTGGATGCGGGAACAGTTCGATAAATTTGATAAGTTGGGCTACAAGATTGCGACTACTGAGGATCATGCTTTGAGTCCCTGCCCACAATTTCAGGTGACGGACGAAAAAGGCGTCAGGCATTTCGTCGGGTACATAGACTCAAAGTTTTTTGGGGGTGGCAGGTGAAACGTTTCCACCTTCGATCACTAGGGGTTCAATTCGATTGGCCTGCCGTTAAGTTTTTCGGCTACCCAATGGCCTCGGCTGTAGTCTTGATTGCATCGCATGGGGACTACCTAGGAGCGATCCTAACGGGCTTGGGGTGTTTGGCTACGATCCTAGTTTGTTCGCTGGATTGGAGTCACTATGCTTGATTACGTGGCTTGGATTTTGCTTTCGTGGCTTGGGGCTGATTTCATCGCAGGACTGTTTCACTTTGTCGAAGATCGATACTGGGATGAAAGCACGCCTATCGTCGGTAGGCTGGTTGGTGGCCCGAACAAAAAGCATCATTCAGAGCCCAGGGCGTTTTTGCGGGGCAACTACTGGCAGCGGAACTATACGACAATCATGCCTGCATCGGTTGGCGTTGGTCTTTGCCTATGTTTGGAACCTTTGCGGGATTACTGGTTGATGTTTGCGTTTTTGACCCAGGCCAATGAGGTTCACTGCTGGGCGCATCAACCCGGGAAGGTGAATTGGTTGGTTGAGGCCTTACAGGAAACGGGACTCGTGCAATCTGCGAGGCATCACAACGGGCACCACGGTGCCCCATACGATATCCGTTTTTGCGTAATGAGTTGTTGGCTTAATCCCTGGCTGGATCGGGGGCGTTTTTGGATAGCTCTGGAGTGGCTGATATGGAAGATTTTCAGGGTGAAACCTCAGGTATAGATTCTATGCAGGCACTAATTGACGAGCTTAAAAAGCCTCAGTACCAAGGGCTAGACGATCAAGCGGCGGCTGATTTGGTCAACGTGCTTACAGTGCAAGTGCGTCGAATGCTTCGGATCAGCGAGGTTCTAAAGTTCGCAATCGATGAAGCGTTCTACGGCAAGATTAAGGTGGATATCGCAGATCCAGAGGTACCCAAAGAGCAACGGGCAGACCTGATCGATATTGAAGGATGGATTGACAATCGAGGCGGCAAGACTGAGTTTGCTGACCTTGGAAGTCCTACAGCAGCGAGGATGACCGGGAACCTGTTGAAGTATCGGTACTGTACGCCCGAGCAAATTCAAAAGCTTGGAAACATGGCCTTGGTGACCGTCAAATGGGTCGATCACAACAGGCTTGGTGAGGTTGGTATTGGGCTCATTGGAAACGCTAGAAGAGCAATCGCAAGGGGTTAATAATGCCAAACGATATCCTAATCAAATACGATGCGCAGCAAACGATCACGGCTGCGGTCGCTTCGCTTGCTTCCGATACGAATTTGCTTAACGGCATCGAGTCGTCGGTAATCGATAACACTTCTACCGGGTACGATGATTTCATTCTGAGTGGATTTGTTACCACCGGAACAAGTCCAACGGCATCAAGGTCTATTGAAGTATGGGCGGTCGCTTGGAATGGTTCAACTTGGCCTGACGTTTTTGACGGTACTTCATCGAGTGAATTGATTAACTCGGCGGATATCAAAAACTCGATTTGCAAACCAGTTGCGATCATGTCAACTTCAAGTTCGTCGAATGTTAGATACGATTTCACTGGCGTATCAGCGAAGGCCGTTTTTGGTGGCGTTGTTCCTTCGAAGTTCGTTTTGTTCATCGTTCACAATACGGTAGCTGCGCTCAACAGCACGTCGGGCAATCACGCATTTTACTATGAGGGGACCAAGCCTCAGGTCCAATAATGCTTGAACGCGGACTCGTCGGATATTGGTCGCCTTGGCTCGGATGCACCGGAAATCGGTTGCTCGATCGGACAAGGTACGCCAATCACGGAACCTTGACGAATATGGACCCGCCAACCGATTGGGTTGGTGCGAATATCCTTGGGAGGTCCGGTAGGGTGCTGGATTTTGATGGAGTGGACGATCGAGTTCTAACGTCGGCGTGGCGCGGGATGTCCGGTGCCTACAGTGTTTCAGCTTGGATAAAGACGACGCATTCTGCGACGAGCACTATAATGCTAGGTAGTTCGTTTAGTGGGGCGAACGGTGTTCACTTGATGGGCGTGCGCGGATCAGACGGCGCGGTTTACGGTTTCGCGGGTGCAGAAAGCTATTTTACAGGCTTGGCTTGCAACGACGGAAATTGGCACTTTGCGACCATTACACGACCTAACAC